AAATCTAATCTGCCTGTTGTGCACTCTGACAGGGGCTACAGCGCTTTAAATAATGTAGTTGCTCTCTTACCTAACGGAACTAAGATTACAGGGTCTTATGACGGCTACGGGCGTGTAGGCGGCGTAGAGGTGCGGGAGGAATGGGACAAAGTTAAGTTTGTGCTGTTGCAACACTATGCGGGCGAGTCTTACGATGAATTAGGCAAGTCAGGCGATGAAATGGCACAGGGTCATTTTATGTCTGATGATTTCCTGCTCTACTGCACAATGATGAAGCCTAAGGGCTTTAAGACCTATTCAGGCTATAAAACAGCGTTCAGAAAATACGCTAATTGGTAACTTGACCTAATCCTAGGAATCCTAGGGTTAGAACTTTTTGAGTGCTGGAAAAATTTTTGGAAAGGCTTTGCTATGTCTGCTCAATTTGGAATCGTGCCTGAATCGCACAAGGTTGCTTGGGTTAATTATGGTTACTATGCCGCACAACCTTGGGTTGACTGCTCATATTGCGCCGATGGTGACGGAATCGTAACCCTTGAAAAGAGGGGCAACTTTTATCACTTAGTTGACCAAGGCACACACATAAAGAAACTAGGTGCTAACCTGTCGCAAGCCCTGAAAGCGGCGGAAAATTACTTGCACACGAACTATCGTCAGATTTATGATGACCATAGACTCTAATCCGAAAAAAAATCCAGCGACACTATTTGTTTACGTTTGAAAGGCTTAAATCATGGATAAAAAAGAAATTTTGTATGCCATTGCTTGTGTGGCTGTCTTTGCCTACATTGGCGTTCTACTTGCATGGAGAGGATAACTATGCAAACACTACTTGGCTTTTGGTGCATTTGGAGACCTTCAACTTATATCTGCCGTGAGGTATTGGTTTATTACTCCGACAATGGTTTCGGCGAGTTAATCCCACATTCTTTGCCAATACATTCAGTTGAAACAGCTAATTTATAAGAGTTCAAACCCTTGGGGATTTTGTCCCCTTGGGCTTGCACTTTTGCAAGGTTTTGAAAGGCTTAAAAATGGATAACTTATTTCAACAATTCCAAGGTGCAGACTTGGAAAGACTTGCAGACTGTTTGACTGCTATTCGTAAGGCAGGGTTAAAAGTAGATAAATACGCACAGGCAGGAATTAATCAATCCTCGGGCAATGTGTGGGTATGGTCTGAAGATTGGGCGGGATGTGTGGCTTGCTCGATTGGCTTTGATGTGTTTTGGGTCTATTCGTGCGGAGAATGTGGCGAAGAATTTGAGTTTGATACTTATGCAGAGCTGGAAGAATTTTTGGAAAATAACTCTGAAGACTGCACAATGTGCCGCACCGAAGAGGTGACAGCATGAGACATTATGAAATTATTCATACTGAAGACACTAGAGGCTTCCATGTTGTTTTTAGCGTCACGCCTGAAGAATGCCATCTTAGGGATTGTTTCGACTTAACAGAAACCGAACTAATTGACCTATGCGAAAAGATAGACCGAGGTATTTACGCATGGTTTAACGCAAGGGTTGAAGTCTACCAACAGGGTATTCTGTTAGGGTCTGATTTCCTTGGGGGGTGTCTTTACGATGCCCCGATGACCTTTGTTAAAGAATCTGAATATTACGATGACATGGTAAAAAATGCCATTCAAGAGGCAACCTATAACCTTGAAAAACTCTATGAATCACGAAATGAGGTGACAGCATGACACACACAACAGCATGGTTTAGCGGCTGTGGTCGCATTGATTTGGGGATAAATCTAGATGATGCCCTTGCTTGCTCTCATGCAGGGCAGTGTGATAGTGATGTTGAATGGCTTAGGAAACAGCCCTACATCATCGAACAATTAGACCCGATCAAACCCAAATTACTCGCTGATATTTTGCGAGAGTATGGGGCTTGGGATGATGGCGATTTAGCAGACCATGAGGCTAATTTAGACCGATTGGTTTGGATAGCTTGCTGTGACATAAAAGAAAATGCCGAGGTTTCCGAATGACCAACGCCCAAGCATTAACGCAAGCCCTAATTCTCGCCATTACTGCGCCCGATGACTTCCAAGCCCAAAAAGCCATCCAGTTATCGGAAGAACTAGCACAGCGTTTAAACAGCGCCGAGGTTGACCAATGCAAAGCCGATGCCCTTCTGATATTGGAAATGGCATGATTTACGCAACAATCGCCCTAATCTTGAAAATCATTCTCAGAAAATAAGTTAGTAAGCACTTTCCAATTTTAAGCCCTTATGGGCTTTTTTATTGTCTGCCTACACCTTACCATTAACAAGCCAAAAAATAGGCTAAAAAGGGCTATAGATCGTCTGTAAGGTCGTCATCTACAAACAGGCACAGACCTACATGGTTTAAATTGTCATCAGGTCGCAAACCAACACGCCAAAAGTGTGCCGCCCATCTAATGCTAATCTTTGCGCCTTCAGTTATTGAACCATCGCCAATGTGCTTAAGTGCCGCCTTTTCTTGGTCTGTGTAAAAAATTACCTGACCCTTGGTGTTAGGCGGTTGTTTTTTGTTTGTCGCCATCAATCATTTGCCTTAAGTATTCAGCAATTAAAAGGGCTTCAGCCCTGTTTATGTCCTTTTTTAGCTTTAACTTCGCCGCTGGAAACAATTTTCGGGCAAGCTCTAAGGCTTCATTTTTGTCTGCCATTAGCCCAAAGTGTTTTTTCCACTTTTGGGGTGTAACCATGTGGACAGGGTAGCGGGTTAACTCACAGACTGCGCTAATCACGCCAACAGCACGACCGAATGAAAATGTTGAACTAACCCCTTGGTTTGGCATTGAATGGACTTGCTCCATGCAAATTTCTGCGCCTTCTTTAGGGTCAACAATGCTCAGGATTCGACTTTTAAACACCAAGGCGAGAATGTGCTTATCCTGATGCTCGATGTTAAAACTATCGAGATAACTCCCATCATGCTTAATTGCACCTAAAGCGCCCGAAACACTTCCAGGGTCTATACCTATGTAAACCAAATTAATCTCCACAGAAACAAGCGATTGTTTCCTCTGTAGCGTCAAACATATCGATTTGATCTTTGCCAAATTGAGTCATTGCCGCATAGGTTGGGCGGTCTTTTGAGAATCTGCCGCCAATGATTTCCTCTTGTTTTGCCCACCAAGTAGCCCTGTTTGGCTCATGTTGGATGATAGACATTAGCTGATGTGCGCCCTTCATAAAGCACAAATCGCAGTTTCCTAATGGGGTGATTTTGTCTACAAACTTGAGTTCTAGGTCAAAGTCGTTTGATTTCCAAAACTGCTGGACATCGGCTTGTGTGATTCCTGCCAATGCTAAAGGCGCATGGACTGTTTCCCTTAGTTTTCCAACCCGTCTCGGTTCATCAGCCCTAATTCCTGCCAAAGTCTGAAATTCCTCATGCCCTTTTGACTTCATAAAGCGATTTATTGGGTTAATTTTGAGTTCTGTTGTGCAAAATCGCATGACTGAATTGGGCAAAAATGACTTTTGTTTAATCAATTCGGCAAAAGGTTCTCCATTTTTAGATGCTGTTTCGTAGGTGACTTCTACAAATTTCTCAGCATTTCTAGTGAATTCAATCCAATGAATTGGAATATTCCACCGCTTTTGGCATTCGTTGACAAACTTTAAGGTTGACTCATGTTCCTTGCCAGTGTTGCAGAAAATTACAAAAGTGTCATTTGGTAAGCTCATTTGATGAGCCTCTAACACCTTGTAAAGCATAAAGGCAGATGTTCTGCCACCTGAAAAACTGATACAGGTTGGTTCTTTTATCTCAAACGGATTCATTTTTAACGCCTTTCATGTGTTCTACCAAATCGTCTTTAATCCCCACCCACAAACCAGATATGTCGTTGTCTAGCTCTTTCGCCCTGTGCCATGCGTGACTCTTGGATGCTGGTTGCTTCGCCATCCAAACCAAATGGTTCAAGGTCTCCGCATACAAAGAGGGATTGCATAACAAGGCTTTGCGGGTGCGATTTTCCATCCTTTACCTCATCAAGCAATTTATTGGCTTCTGTGCGGGTCATGACCGCCTCAAAGCCTGTAATTTAGCCCTTATTTCGTCAGGCATTGGAACTGCCATAGCCCTGCTCTTTTCAATCGCTTCTAGGGCAGTTTCTGTGCGTTTAATCTCAGGAACTTCTGCGCCATCCCATCGCTGTTGATTCAGGTAGACCAAAGGTGCAGGGATAAAAGCCCCATTTGCTTTTAACCATTGTTCAGTGGTTTTTAGCCAGTTTATGTGCTTTAGGATTTGCTCGGCTTGGGTGTCGCAATAGGACTTTTCCCATACCTGTTTGCATTTAGCCTTTGCACCCTTTCTAGGTGTGCTTGGGTAGGCTTTCCAAAAGTCTTCAAACATTGCATTTCCTTTAGACATAGTTTCTCCAAGGGTGGATAGAGTCATTTCTATCCTACCTTCTCCAGACAATCTAGTGTTCATTCATTGACTCCTATTAAATTGAAAAACCAAAAAGCCCCAAGTGCGCTTGACGGATTTGTTCGCTTATACACACAGCCTTGTTTACCACCGATGTACTGTGTGCTTTACCAGTCGCCAAATCAACGCTGGTCACATTTTGCACAAGGGGTGTACTTGTGTGCGGTGTTTTCTTCCAAGCAGTCCATGCAGACTCACTACTATCGTGTGGAGTACGGATGCTATGAAAAGACAATAAAAAAAGCCACTTAGCTCTACCCTCGGTGGAAACCCAAAGGTAAAAACCAAGGGCGAGAGTAGAATTAAGTGGCCTTACTTCATTGCTTTCCACGGCAACGGAACAAATCATAGCAAACTTTTAGTGTTTGTCAACATTAATTTTTGTCTTCCTTAATTTTCTGATGTTTTTCAATGGACTTTGCTAAATATGGTCGCAACCACTTAGCACCTCCAAGTCGTTTGAACTCATTCCACTCGCTTAAAGTGGCTCGTACGGCAATGGTCTTGCCGCTTTTGGTCATTTCAGTTTTAGGTCTTGGCATAGGGGATGGATTGTGTAGCGTTAAACAAATACCACAATTAGGGTTTATCCTAGTGTTAAACATTATAATCTGTGTAACACTACGAACTCTTCACCAACACATTGAAAGGCTTCAACATGGAACTGGATATAGATTTTTGTGACCTTGAGATTGACATCAAGGCTTGGGTCGAATGGGAATATGACCCCGACTACTCTCCCAACGAGGGAGTCTACGATAAATTCATTTGGGTAGCCTATTTACAAATTGGCAACAACCGCATTGACATTACCGATGAACTCTCTGCCAAGGAGTGCAAATCAATTGAAAAACAGATTGAGGAGTCTATCGATGACAGCCTTTAACAAAGCCGTTTGGGAAGCCTATCAGCAACTCAATGATGATGACATCATGGATGCCATACAAGGCTCTGTAGCCATCCCTCTTGCCATCAAAGCAGGTGATTGGGAATATGCTTTTGACTTCATTAAAAACCGCATTGATACCCAAATGACTCGCAGGGCTGAACTTAGCCTATACGACCACGTTAAAACCACTTGGGTTGACCCTGATGATGAATTGCGTATTCTTAGAACTTGGTGGTTGAAAAACGAATACAGGGGAGATAAAGATGAAACTTAAAAACACCATTGCAACGATCTTAGAGGAAAGCCAAGATGAATATTTTTGCCAGTTTTGCACAAAGCCTAAAGTTGGCTCTCTCCCGATCTGCTCATGCTCAGGGAATTGGTTCAAACTTGCCGACTTTGACTTTGATACCCAATTCTCCATTGCCCAACAAATCTTCAACTCACAGAAAGGTACTGCCAACAAAGAAACTGACTGACCCTGAGTTTGTATATACACACTCAACCAAAACAAACATTTCAAAAACTTTTCAAGAATTTAAACAGGAGTGAACATGAGTGAACAAAACAAAGCAAACCTAGATGTATACCGCAAATTGGCGGTTGCACGACAACGGCTTCGTGACCAAGCGCTTAAAAAATCAGGTCACAACAAGTTTGCTGGATATAACTACTTTGAACTTGGCGACTTCTTACATCCAACTCTAAACATTTTTGACCATCTTGGTCTGATTGGTGTTGTTTCGTTTACCCAAGAACAGGCAAAGTTGTGCATTATTGACCTTGAGGGCGGTGGCGAGATTGTGATTACCTCTCCATTTGGCTCTGCGGCTCTCAAGGGTTGCCATGAAGTGCAAAACATTGGTGCAGTTGAAACCTATCAAAGACGTTATTTGTGGGTGACAGCAATGGAGATTGTTGAGCATGATGCACTTGATTCAACAACAGGTTCAGGCAACATCGAAACGATTGATGTAGGCATGATGATTGACCACTTGGCGGCTATTGATGCGGCATCAACTTTAGAGGAACTCAAAAATGTATACGGCACTGCTTACTCTGCTTGCGCTGGTGATAAAGGTTGGCAAAAGAAAGTGATTGATGCCAAAGAAAAGCGTAAAGGAGCATTGAAATGAATAACCCATCAGCATTTCCAGTACCAAGCGTTTACATAGAAGACCAAGAAACAAACTCAAGAGGCATGACCTTGCGGGACTATTTTGCGGCAAAGGCTATGCAAGGGTTGCTAACCTCCGAGGATATTGATATTTCTTATGCAACTGCTTTGGTTTGTTATCGCATGGCAGACCATATGATGAAAGCGAGGAAAGCATGAGCGATATTGAACAACTCTCTGCCGAATGGTTTAAACAGCGTTGTGGTAAAGCTACTGCATCACGCATCTCTGACATTGTTGCCAAGACAAAGACAGGCTACAGCACCAGCAGGGCTAACTACATGGCTCAGTTGGTAGTAGAGCGTATGACAAACCAAGTTGCAGAGTCATACACCAATGCGGCTATGGAGTGGGGTGTCGAGAATGAACCCTTTGCTCGTGCCGCATACGAGGCTAAAACAGGCAATATGGTCGATCAGGTAGGTGCTATTGACCATCCACGCATTCCTATGTCTGCCGCCTCTCCTGATGGCTTGGTTGGCGATGATGGATGCCTAGAGATCAAGTGTCCCAACACGGCAACCCACATTGATACCATTTTGGGAGATGAGCCAGCAAAGAAGTATTACGACCAAATGCAATGGCAGATGCGATGTGCAGATAGAAGTTGGTGCGACTTTGTGAGTTTCGACCCACGAATGCCTGAACACCTACAAC